TTTGTGTTTATAAATAATGCTTTTGCCATTTTATACGTCTTTAGGTAAGTTTTTATTATCAGGGTGAAATCCTTTCAAAGGCATATCATTCGGCATCATAGCAACCTCTTTTTTATTTCTGATTCTATAACCATATTTCTCTGCTTTTGCTACTGAAATAGTTTTAGCTTGTGGATTGTTTACGTCTATTTTAACACCTTCCATATTTACAAAAGTTTTTCTTAAAAATTTATGATGACATCTTGCTCCACCTTTATAAAGAAAAATATTATAAGGTTCATTATTATGCTCAAACCCATCATTAACCATTTTAGAATTTACATTTTCTAAATCTTCTTTTCTGTAAACTCTACCGTTTTTACTTGCGGACATCATTTTTTTACAAAATTCTCTTTCAGGTGATTCATTACCAGTATATGAATATCTAGTGATAAATTTAAAACCATCAATTTCTTTATCTTGTTCAGATTTTGCATTTGGTCTAGAACCAACAGATGTAGCAAAGTCATATATTTTAGATAAAACAGATTTCTTATTTAAAGAATTAATTTCATTGTCTAATTCATCTTCAGTTTCATAATCTACTTCAGTTTCATCTACACAAACCCAATTATCAGATAAAACCTCACCTTTTAAATCAATAAATTCATCCAATTCAATTGAATTTTCAGCACTCATTTTAACACCCGTTTCTTCTTCTTTAGTTTCAGCATTCATTCCCTCAGTATCTACAAATTCTAAAGGTTGGATAGTTTTGAAATAAAGTTTTAATGATATATCGTTAACTGCTAAAATTTCATCAATTGCGTCTATTATTTCTAATTGGTATGGTTTAATTACTATATTGTCCATTAATAGCGTAGCAGTTTTAATTTCGTCTGCATTGTTACCTAAACCACCATCACCTGTGCGTATTCCTAATAACATTGGAGAAGTAACTCTATGACCTACAATCAACTTATCAAAGCATTCTTTACTTAAATATTCATAGTGTTGAGGCGCATCATTTAAAGGCAAATCTTCAACTGTTGTTTTTGATTCAGCATTTTGATTAAAAGCAACAATTACCTTTTCACCTCTTGAACCCGTTAATTTACGAAGTACATCGCTCTTCATTTTATCACGCGTTTCCTCAGATGGAACTCCGTTATTGAAGTTTATTACTTTAGTTCCTGAGAATCCATTTTGGCAGTCATTGATTTGATAATCAGCAATAGTTTCTTCAAGTAATGCATAAGGCAATGAACCACTATAATCAATCGGACTGTAATAATCAAAACCCGATACATAAGGTTTAATAACATACAATTCTACTTCATTACCATTACCAAATCCAAAAGCAGGAATCTTTTTAATTACTTCACTAGGTTTCTTTTCAGCCCAATTATTATGGTAATACCAATTTTCAATTTGTCCTTTATCATTACATTTCTCTGCTCTTAATGTATGCATAGGAAAATGAAGTACTTGTTTAACTACTCCTTTTTCTTTTACAACTTGCATTGCAGCCATTCCTAGAAGTTTACGCTCTAATATAACTTTCTTTAAATCTGAATCTTTTACAATAGACTTAAATTGTGCATACTCGTTTGGTTTACGGTTAGAATCTAAAGCATCTAAACCTTTACCGTATATCATATTAGATACACCTGTAATGATTGCTCCATTTGTGGCTGAATATAAATACCTGTCAATTAAATATTGAAAGTAATTATTTTCTGAGCCATATTCTACATAATTGTTTTTCTTATTTTCTTGAATTGTAGGGCTTGTGTAAGCCGATAAATTAAGAATTGATATATTACTCATATATTATAAATTCGTTTGTTGTATTGTTCTCTACGTATTGATTTTCGTTAACTGTAAAGTCTTTTATTACTTGGTTAGTGCAAAAAACTTTATCTTTATAAACTACATCACCATCATTTAAAATAGTTAAATTATAAAAAGTATTTTCTTTTAAATTTAAAACATTTATTGTACTTAAATAATAATCGTTTATTTCAAAAGTAGCAGGTATAACCACCTCAACAGAAGTAGTTTCATTTCTTAAAACAATATCAGTCGCTTGCATTGTTCTAGGAATAAAATGAAAGCCTTGTGGTCTTGTTGTTTCTTTTAAAATTATCATATAATATTTTTTATATTAATAATTAAAATTGAAAATTGTTTTAAATAAAAAAGGATGCCCGAAGACACCCTTTGAAAAAAACAAATAAAAATAAATTATACTCCCGCAACAATTGTAAATCCAACAGTAGTTAAATCACCCGTAATAAAGTTTGCAGCAATTGGCTCCATTCCATCAAATTCTAAAGAATAACCACTTTTATCTCCAAGATTTGCACCCGTTGAAATAGTAGCAGATACCAAATCACATCCTTTAGTTAACCCAGCAAGAAAATGATTTCCGTTATTGTCTTCGATTATTACTTGTGGTCTTCCATAAGATAAAAGTTTTACTTGCTTATGGTCAGCAGCACTTAATTTTTTTAAATCTAATGTTAATTTTTGAGAAACAAATGTAGTTCCGTTTTCTCTTGAACTTGTAACCGTTTGTTCAAATGAACTTGTCCCTTTTAGTTCATATTTATATGCTGAAGGTGTTCCAGCAGCAGCAGTAATTGAATCGTCAACAATTGTATAACCTGTTGCATCTCCCCAATTTACAAAATATACCGCTCTAAGACCTCCATTGGAATCTTTACATTGTTCCGTTCTTCCTAGTGTTATATCGCACGCCATTTTTTATATTTTTTAAAGTTAATAAAAAAGATTATTTAATCCAATCTTTGTTTAAGTACGTTTTCAATCTGTGACAATTAGCACAAAGAGTTTGAAGGTTTAAAATGTTATTATTATTTCTATTACCATCTATATGGTCAACATCTAATTGACAAATATGTATTGGTATAAATCCACAATTTGAGCATTTATCTGCTACAAATAATCTATAAGGTCTTTTTGAACAAGTTCTTGATTCCTTACTTCTTTCTTTGCACCTTCTACTGCAAAACTTTTTATTTGATTTATATTCAAATAAATTGTCACAATGTTTATACTCGCAAACTATCATTGTTTTAAAAAGGGCAGAAAGCAAAAAGCAAACTGCCCATCTTTTAATTTAATTATCTAATTGTTATTAGTTTGCAGCGTTAACGATTCCGTAAGTTACAATGTCAGAAACAATTCCGTATTGAACACCCGCAGTAAACCTCATTACTACTCTTACATTTTCAGAACCATCAATGTCAGCCATATCAATTACTTTTACTTCATTATTGTCTGAAAGTAATCCTGTACCAAAATACAAGTTAGATTTCTCAGCCGCAATTGCAGTGTTAGCAGCTAAACCATCGGCAACAAAGATTTTTACACCATCAAAAGAAAGTGAGCCATTATTGTACCATTGTGTACCCATATCATTAGTTCCTGCAGAACCCAATCCTGATGCTCCAAATCCACCTAATGCTCTTACGTATGCTCTAGCTACGTTTTGAGAAACATAAAGATATAAATCTTCTTTTCCATACAATGCGGCAGGAATTGCATCCACAATTTTTCCTAATTCTTCAATAACATTTGCAGCAGTAACAGTTGTTCCCGCAACTTCTTGAGCAGCAGGCAAGCCAGCGTCTAAAGATAACAATGTAGCGAATCCGTTAAATTCACCCGCATTTGCAGTAACACCTTTCCAAATATTTTGCTCAGTTTTTTGTGCAACCTTAGCAACTACGTGTGCCAATAAGAAATCAGCAAATGATTTTGGTAAAGAATCAAAAGCAGAATACCCCATTGATACCGCTTCCCAATCTGAGCGGAAATCTTTTTTACAAAGTTGTAAATTTACTTGAAATTCCTCAGGTTGTAGAATTTTTTCTGTTAATGTAATTGTAGAAGTAGCATTAAAATCACAAGTTGCATCAGCCACAATAGCATCTGAACTTAGTTTCTTAATTACTTCTTTGAATTTTACATTTGGTTTTACTTCAATACCGCCATTTGCGATAGTTGAACCTGATAGTAATGCAGCAGAAACGTATTTTCCTGCAAACTCGCCCGCATAAGTTGTAGTAATACTTGTAGTAGTAGCCATATTTTATTATTTAAAAAGTTGTGCCATAACTCTATCTTGAGTTGTCATTTGGCGATTAGTTGATATTTTGTTTAGTTTAATTTCTGATTTATTTTCAGGTGAATGTGTTAATGGTTCAACAACTACATCCGAACTTAATTCTTCTTTAACAACTTCTTTTGCTAATTTTAACTCAGCAATTTCAGTTCTTAATTTTTCAATTTCTGCAAAGAAAATCTCTTTAGAAACTGATTCAACAATTTTTTTAGGTGCATTAGGTGCTGCTTCCATTTCTTGTTCAGCAGGAGTAGCCACTGGCTCTTCATTAGCAGGCTCTTCCTCAGTAGCAGGCTCAATTGCAGCAATAATTCCCTCAACTTCTACCTTTAAGATATTGCCATCTTCTAATTCGTATTCACCGATAGGCATTGGAACTCTTTCCTCGCCATTTACAATAAATACTGCATTATCTAATTGAAAAGAATCTGCTTCAATAACAGTTACTCCATCCATTAGTTTCATTTGGGCAAGTTTTACCTCCATTCCCAAAATTGTTTTAATTTCATTTATTACGCTCATAAGTATTTATTTTAGATATTCACTTTTTGTGTTATTTACTTCTATATTTAACTGTTTATAAACAGAAACTGATTCTGGACTTATACCTAAATCATTAGCTTGTTTTGAAAATTCATCCAATAAACTTTGCGATTCTTTTACGTATATTTCTAAATTGTTTTTAGAAGATTGAAAATCTTTAGTACTTTGTTCTAAAGTAACTCTTATTTTATCTGCTTTTCTTTGTTCATTAAACAATTGATTAAGTTTTTTGTCTAAATCTTTTGAAGATGCTAATTCAACTTTTTCAATTGCTAATTCTTCTTTAAACAGTTTATTAAAAACTAATTTTTCTATACTCATAAGTGTATTTTTTTATATTAATTAATGTTATTTATTTTTGTTATAAATTAGCCGTTACTTCTAACAGTTGTACGTACTCCATCTATTACTGTAATAGTTGAATTTTGTTGTTGGATTAATGAACCTATACCTTGCTCAGATAGTTCTCCATTGCAACATTTTTGACTATACTTACCATCTTTACAAAGACATCCTCTTCTTCCACCTTTTGGTGAACTTGTTTTATTTGCCATTTTTTAAAATTATTGATTTTATTTTTTC